AGCTCGAGAACGAGCTCTTGTACGCGGTGGTCGCGCCCTGCTGGGTCGGGCCGGCGACGGTGCCGAGCATCGACTGCAACAGGAGGCCGAACCCGGTGGGCTGGACATCGGTCTCGATCTTGCCCTCGCCGCCCATGTTCACGGGGACCGAGCGGGACGCGAGGCGGGTGTGCATCCCGCCGCGGAACCCGTCGGAGGTGAGGTACTCCTGGGCGCGCTTGAACGAATCGTTCTTCGCCTCGAACGCGCGGGAGAGCGTCGCGGCGGTGCCGTAGGTGCTCTCCTTGCCGACGAGTAGTGCGTTGTCGAGGATGGATGCCATCGGGCCTAGCCCTCCTGGGTGGTGGTGGTCGTGGTGATCTCGGCGCCGCGGAGGCGCTCGAGGAGCGCGGCGCGGGTGCCGCCGGTGTCGAGGCCGGCGGCCTCGGCGCGGGCGACGAGCTCGGGCTTGTTCAGGCCGTCGAGCTCGTCGACGTCGCCGCCCTGGGCGGAGCCGGCGTCGGCGGTCCAGTCGGGGTGGTCGTCGAGCTGGGCGGCCTCGGCGTCGGTGAGCTCGACGAGCTCGCCGGAGGAGACCTCGAGCGTTCGCGTCGGGAGCACGACGGCGACGTCCTGCACTCCTCCGATGTAGCGGAACTTCATCTCGTGACCTCCTGGGTCAGATACGAGCGCGGATGCCGACGCCGGCGGTGACGACGGTGACGTAGCCCTCGGAGTCGGGGCCCTCGCGGAGCCTCGGAACGGCGAGCTCGGCGACGAGCGTGTCCTCGAGGCCGAGCGAGGGATCGGCCCGGAGCACGGCCTCGACGACGCCGAGGAGCTCGAACGCTCGCTCGGTCGCCGCTCGTTGCGCCTGGCCGGGGTGCATGACCTGGACGACGAGCTCGAGCCGGTAGAGCTCCTCGCGCTGGCGGGAACCGAACGCGACCCACTCCTGGGAGCCCTCGGCGGTGCCGCCGATCATGACGATCTCGCGGCCGATGTCGCGGGGCCAGCCGTACGCGACGACCGGGCGGGCGCCGGGCCACTCGGCGGCCTCGAGGTGCTCGACGAGCGCGGCCTTGACTCGAGGGATCGAGCTCGAGCTCATCATCCGATCCCAGGGGTGCCGCGGGACAGGCCGCGGAGCACGACGTCGACGTCGGGGATCCCGGTGAGGGAGCCGCCGCGGCCGGCGACGGCGAGCGAGTAGGTGCCGCCGACGTCGCTCGTGAACGTGGTGAGCCTGTCGGAGAGCCCGCGGTTGTCGCGGTGGATCACGTCACGAGCTCGGGTGAAGAACGCATCGAGCGCCTCGCCGGTCGGCCGGTCGAGGCCGTGGGTGTAGACGACGCGCACCAGGCCGGCGCCGGTGCGGGGGATCCTGACGGTCCCGGCGCCGGCGTCGAGCTCGTGGGCGACGGTGATCGGCGTGCTCGTCCCGGACGGCGTGAACGTGACCGAGCGGATCGTGCGGACGAGCTGGTGCGGGAGCGTGACGTTGCGGGCCTGGTCGACGAGCTCCTCGTGAACGCCGACGCGGGGGACCAGGGCGTACCCGATGACGCGCTCGAACTCGTCCTCGACAGCGCGCCGGGCCTGGATCAGTCGAGCGTCGGGGTACTGGCCGGGATCGGAGAGCACGGGATCCGACGCCCGGATCGCCTGGGGGCCGGCGTAGTGCCGGCCGGCGACCTCGACGAGCGTCCTCGAGCTCGAGGCGCCGGCCGACCAGGTGACGGTGTAGAGGTCGACGTCGTCGGGCGCCTCGAGCTCGACGGTGCGGAGCGCGGGCGACGCCGTGAGCGTCCCGGTCGATGAGCCGGGATTGACGACGGTGCCGCCGGCGAGGTTGACGACGCCGACGGTGACCGCGCCAGGATCGGCGACGGGGTCGCCCTCCTGGTCGTAGATCGCGCCGGCGATGGTCGCCGGCGTGCCGGTGACGATCCGGACGTCGGCGACCGGGAGCATCAGGCGAGCCGCTCGCGGAGCTCGGCGACGGTGCCGGAGCTGTCGACGCCGCGGGCCTCGGCGAGCGCGACGAGCGCGGCCTTGTTGAGCGAGGCGACGTCGACGTCGTCGTCGCCGGTGCCGGGCTCGAGGGTCGGGTCGGTCATCGCCTCGGGCGCGCCGTGGCGGCCGGCGTGGTTCTCGACGGCGAGCTCGAGCTGCGCCCGGACCTCGTCGGTGATCTCGTCGCCGGCGGCGACGAGGAGCCGGCCCTCCTCGGGCTCGGCGTCGACGATCTCGCCGGTGCGCGTGTCGAGCCACACGGGCCCGGTCGTGGTCTTGCTCATGTGGTGCTCCTCGAGCTCGTGGTCGTGCTGGGTGGTGCTCGAGGCCGGCCGGCGACGGTGCCGGCCGGCTCTCGAGTCGTGGGGGTGCCCCTCGGGCCCGGAGCCGCGGGCCCGAGGAGCGACTGCGGCGCCTGGGATCAGGCGGTGCCGTTGAACGTGACCTTGCACACGCCGGCGGGATCGAACAGCGCGAGACCCATCCGGGCCTCGAGCATCAGGGTCAGGATCCCGCTGACGAACTGCGACGCGTGGCTGTCGGTCATGTACGCGGCGACCTGCTGGCGGTCGAGCACGGAGACCGCCATCGGGTCGATCAGCAGCGCGGTGCCGGCGGCGATCGCCGTGCTCCGGACCTGGGTGAGACCCCAGGCGGTCCGGGAGCCGCCGGCGGAGAGGCCGCCGCTCTCGCCGTTGGCGTGGAGGCCGGCCGTCCCGTAGTTGGTCAGGTCGAAAATCTCCGCGTCGGCGGGGTTGAGCACGATGATCTCGTACACGGCCTCGGCGTCCTCGCCGAGCCGGATCCCGCGGCGGATGCTCTTGGCGCGATCCTCGGCCGAGCCGGGGGCGTAGGTGACGATCCCGGAGCGGGACGACAGGCCGCGCAGGTTCGGTGCGGTGCCGTTGCCGGCGATCGCCTGGGCGTCGGCGCGACGCTTGATCGCGTAGCGCATCCGGCCGTCGAGGTAGCCGCCCATCTGCGGGGCGTCGGCCGCGGCCTGGCGCGTGATGTTCGTCCAGACGGAGATCGTGGCGGTCGCCTCGGAGATCAGCGCGGGGGTGATCCCGCCCTGGGCGGCCGCCGCGCCCTCGGTGCGCTCCGCCGGCTTGTTCGCCATGTCCGCGAGCGGGCTCGAGTCCTGGACGTACTCGATCGACCCGGTGCCGACGGGGATCGCCGGGAGGAAGTCGAGGAGGAAGGTGCGCCGGTCGAGGAAGTCCTGACCGATGCGGCCGAGGCGCTGCGGGTTGACGAGCGCGGTCGTCGTGGTGAGGTCGGTGACGGCGCGGAACTCGGCCTCGGCGTTGAGCGCCGGCGAGGTGCCGCGGGCGCCGGCGTCGACCCACGAGCGGTACTCCTCGAGCTCGGCGAACTGCTGTCCGATCGAGCGGGTGTCGACGACGTCGCCGGAGTCGCGGTCGATCATCGCGCCGAGGAGCTCGCCCATCCCGGCCTCGATGTGCTGGGAGCGGGCCTCGAGCTCGAGGCCGGAGGTGATCCGGTCGTCGATCGCCTCGAGCTCGGAGCGGAGCTCGGTGATCTTGCCGCTCTCGTCCTCGGTGTACGCGCGCTGGTCGGTGGTGGCGGCCTCGTCGATCGAGCGGAGCTCGCCCTGGATCTCGGTGCGGCGCGTGAAGTTGGCGCGCACGATGTCGAGTGTCGATGTGGTCATGACTGTCCTCCTGCCGGGCGGTGCCGGCGGGTCGGGGTGTTGGGTGGGTGGTGGCGACCTGGTGCCGGTGACGGCGGCCTGGTCAGGCGTAGAGCGACAGGATCCGGGGGCGGACGACGGTGAGGGTCTCTCGGCCGGCGTCCTCGGAGTCGGTCTCGCCGTCGCCGCCCGAGGGCGGGTCGATCAGTGAGCGGAGCTCGCCGGCGCCGGCGGCCTCGAGCACCTGGTCGAGCTCGAGCTCGAGGTCGGCGGCGAGGGAGCGGAGCGCGAACTCCGCGGTCGAGTCGGTGTAGGCGGGCGAGGTGGTGAGGTCGACGCGGAAGAGGCGCGCCTCGGTGACGGTGCGGAGCGCCATCCCGTCGTCGTCGACGGTCCAGGCGTCGTGACCGGGGAGCGACCGGAACCCGATGCTCGAGCCGCGCACGTCGCGCCGCTCGAGGAGCGTCGCGGCGTCGCGGCCGGCGGTCGTGTCGGGGAGGTCGATCTCGTAGCCGAGCTCGGAGCGGCCGTCGACGAGCCGGAGCGTGCCGTTGCTCACTCGGGCCAGGTACGGGCCGGCGTGCTCGAGGTGCGCCTCGACGTCGGTCTCCTGGACGGTCTTGGAGAACGCTCCGGAGCGGAACTCCTCGCGGAACACGCCGCGGGCCTTGTGCGGGATCGGCTTGCTCTTGGCGCCGTACTTCATCGCGACGCCGGCGGCGACGATCCGGCCGTCGCTCGCTCCTCGAAACTCGATCTCGTCGACGAACGAGCGGAGCTCGATGCTCGGGTGCGTGGTCATGCTGGGCCTCCTGGTGCGGCCGAGCTCGAGCTCGGAGCGGTCGGTGCGGGGCGCGTGGTGGGCGTGTCGCCGCCGGGGATCGGCGGGAGATCCTCGAGCCGGCGGGCCTCGTTCTTGAGGAGGAACCCGGTCTCGATGCCGACCTGATAGCTCGTGTAGCGGTCGGCGAGCGACGCCCGGAGGAGGGCGTCGAGGTTGAGCTTGACGAACACGTCGGGGAGGCCGTGGCTCGTCAGGAGCCGGCCGTGCGCGTCCTCGATCCGCTCGATCCAGGGGCGGAGCGAGAACTGCCCGAACGCGAGGTTCTGCTCGGCGAGGCCGGAGCCCCATGACGTCGAGTTGCTCGCGTCGGCGATCAGGTGCGGCGGGACGCCGTAGAACCGGGCGATCTCGGACACGCCGAACCGCTTGGAGTCGAGCCACTCGGCGTCCGCGGGGCTCATCGCGACTGTCGAGAGCTTGGCGCCGCCGATGAGCACGCCGACCTTGCCGGCGTTCGAGGCGCCGCCGTGGGTCTCGTTCCAGGCGGTCGCGACGCGGCGGGCCCGGTCGGTCGCGCTCTCGGGGTTGCTCCCGTCCTCGGGGAGCTCGATCACGGCGGGCGGGACCGCTGCGTTCTGGAAGAACGACGAGCCGAACTCCTGGGCCTTGCGGCCGCTGTCGACCACTTCACGAGCGGCCCGGAGAGGTGAGACTCCCGTGAGCTGGCCGGGGAGCGTCATCCCGGCGATGTGCATGATCTCGAGCGGGCCGTATTCGGTCCGATTGACCTCGAACACGGGGGCGCCGGCGCGGCCTCGGCCGACCTTGACCATCCCAGGGTCGAGCGGGACCAGGGCGACCGGGACGCCGAGCTCGTCGCGAGGCGTCGCTACGTAGGCGTTGCCGTCGGTGAGGAGCGACATCATGACTTGCGAGAGGTAGGTGATCCTCGAGCCGGCCGGCGGAGCGAAGTCGAGATAGCCGGGCCGGGGCCGGTAGGGCTGTCGGGTGCCCTGGATCCGCCGGAACGTGTCGAGCGGGAGCGTCGAGATCGCCTCGGAGAGCAGTCTGAGGCAGGCGTAGACGGCGGAGAGCCGCATCGCGTGGTCGGTGCTCGCCTCGCCGGCGCCGTAGCCCTGCCAACGCATCCCGTCGAGCCACGCGCCGGCGCCGGGCTGTCCGTAGCCGGCGGGGAGCTCGGGCACCTGGGGCCCGGACGGGACAACGTCGAGCGTGCCGACGGCGCGGCCCTCCCACGCGCGGCGAAGGATGCTCACGCCTGGTCGCCTCGAGCTCGGGGCCGGGAGAGGTCGACGCCGGCGGCGAGGGAGATCGCGCCGGCGACCGCGAGGCCGAGCTCGGGAGCGATCATCGCGCCGGCGGCGATCACCAGGGCGGCGCCGAGGATCATGAGAGCGAGCGCCATGAGACCTCCTGGGGTCAGAGCACGATGAAGTCCGCGACGTCGCGGGGCTCGGGGCCGGCGGGGAGCAGAGCTCGAGCGATCGTCACGGCGACGAGCGGCGAGATCGGAACGGTCTCGTTCCGGCGGTCCCAGGCCCACGCGTCGCCGAGCGGCCGGTCGGTGGCGTCGGCGGCGGCGTCGTCGAGCGGGCCCTGGCCGGCGAGCCGGCGGACGGTGCCCTCGACGACGGCGGTGTAGAGCCCTCCACACGCGGCTTTGTAGTCCTGGGCTGTCATCGGGTGGAGGAGGTCCGCCGGGAGGCGGGCCTCGCGGAACGCGGTGAGCACGGCGGAGCCCTGGGCGCCGGCGGGCCCGGCGCCGTTGTACCCGACGGCGATCGGCCGCCATTTCTTGACGAGCTCGACGAGGCGGGCGGGGAGCCATCCGGTGCCGGGCTCGTGCTCGATGAGCTCGACGTAGGCGTTCCTGATGTCGCCGCCGGCGATCGCGATGGACGTCCACGCGCCGTCCTTCGCGACATCGAACGCGAGAGCGATGTCGCCGGCGGTGAGCGGTGGCGGGGTGTTGGTCACGGTGGCGGCCCACTTGTCGGCGGGGAGCTTGGCGGGCTTGGCGGCGTTGTCGTCGGGCTCGGGGAACACGACGCCGAGGCGCTCGATCAGGAACCCGTCATCGGTGAGGATCCCGACCTCGTTGTCCTCTACCCATCGCTCGGAGATCCGGATTCCCATGCCTGGGTTGCTCGCGTACCAGGCGTCCCGGTCGTCGGGATCGACGCCGAGCTCGCATCCCCACTCGGCGTGGAAGAGGCGCCGGGCGTCGCCCTTGAGCGCCTTGTTCCGTACCCGGTGGAGCACTCTCGAGCTCGGGAGCGGCGCGCTCGAGGTGTAGATCATCTGCGGCGGGCCGGCGTCGGAGAGCGATTGGGCGGAGAGCGACGGGACGATCGCCTGCACCTGGTCGTCGGTCAGGTAGAGGGCCTCGTCGAACACGATGCGGCGAGGTGAGCCACCGCGGAGCGTTTTCTGGCCGCGGGTGATGAAGCGGATTTCCTGGCCGGTGTCCTTCCGGAGCATCCGCTCTTTGCCGTTCGCGTCGTAGAACTTGGTGATCCGGTCGAGCTCGGGATTCGCCGCGACGAGACCCTTGAGCCGACCCATGTGGGTCGCCGCGGTGTCGTTCAGGTGCGCGGAGTGAATGATGAGCTCCTCGCCGAACAGGAAGATCCCCGCGAGCTCGAGCGCCTCGAGCACCGCGTTCTTGCCGTTCTGGCGGGGGAGGAGGAGGAGGATGATCTCGACGAGCCAGGCGCCGGTCGCGTCCTCGGCGAGCATGTGGTCGAGGCACCACGCTTGCCAGGGGTCCAGGTGGAGGCCGCACGACGCGGCGAGGGCGATCGCCTCCTCGGCGGCGGAGCTAACCCTGCCGTCGGGAATCAGGAACAGGCGCGGAAGCTGCGAGCCGACGCGCCGCTCGTTGCTGGGCGAGCTCATCGACGAGACCTCCGCCGGCGGCGCTCGAGCCGCCGAGCTCGGCGGCGGTCGTGACGACGAGCGCGATCGTCGCGGCGATCGTGCGCTGGTCGGTGAAGGTGGGTTGCTCGCGCTGGATCTCGACGATCTCGACTGAGCTCGCGCCGTGGCCGTCGGCGACTGACATCGCCTTGACCTCGGTCGTCGCTGCGAACATCTGCGCCCGGAGCTGGGCGGCGTCGTCGAGGAGGTGATCGGCGAGCGCCTGGCGGCGTTGCTCTCGTGACGGCGCCGGCGGAGCGGTCTCGGGCTCGGGAGCGGCCTCGAGCCGCTCGATGAGCGCCGCTTTCGTGCCCGATGTGGCGAGATCGCGGGCCCTGGCGAGGGCGACGAGCTCGAGCTTGGTCAGAGCTCGAAGGTCGGTCTCGGTCATGGGGCCCCTCCTGGTCGCGTTCCGATCGGGGAGAGAGACCCGGACGGGAGCCGGGATCAGGAAGAGACCAAGTGCTCTGAACTTCGCGGCTCGGTGAGCTCGAGCTCGAGCTCACCATCTGCGCGAGGTCCGAAACGATCGCTTCCGTCGTGCTCCGGCTCGTGCGCCGGCGCTCCGATTGCACGTCGAGACCTCGGGGCGGAGCGGGCCGTCGACCTGGCCGTCGTTGACGTGGCCGGCATCCCATCGGGCGGGCGTGCCGCTCTTGTGCCGCGGGTGCTGGGCCAGGGTGAGGCCGCACACTGCGCCGTTCTCGAGGATCCGCTGGCACCTGGTCATCGGGTCGGCGTAGGCACGAGCGACGAGCTCACGAGCTCGCCTCGTGTAGTCGCCGGAGTAGTGGGCTCGGTTGCGGGCCGGCATCAGAGCTCGGGCCCGGAACGCGACGGCGGTCCGCCGCTGGGCGGACCGCTCCGATCTCTAGCGAGAACGATACCCGGCGAGCTCAAGTCGTGGACGGATACCCGCGCACCGGGCTCGACCTCGAGCTCGTGTCGAGGTTGAGGGTAGGCCTCGAGGTCGAGAGTCTCGACCTCGGGTTGAGGGTTGAGGGTTGTCATCGGCCGAGCGCCTGGTAGGGCCAGCGTGCGACCAGGCGGCCGTCGGGCCGTTGCTCGAGCTCGACGATCACGGGCTCGGGGAACGCCTGGGCGAACACGTCCTCGACGCTGTCGCCGGTGTAGGGGCCGGCCGGCGGGCGTGGCATGAGCTCGAGGTGGTGGATCACGCCGGCGATCGTGACGACGGCGCCGTCGCGGGGTCCGCCGATCCACTCGAACACGGTCTCGGGCGCGCTCATCGGCGGGCCTGGCGGGCGTCGTACTCGTTGACGAGGTCGTGAGCTCGATCGACGAGGTGGTCGGGTGCGCCGTCGGTCATGATGCCGGTCGGGTCGACGTAGACGTCGGCGTCGGGGTAGCCGGCCTCGGCGAGCGCCATCCGGATCCGCTCGACGGTGGGCTCGAGCTCGGCCTCCCATTCGGGATCCGACCAGGCCTCGAGCTCGAGCTCGGGCGCGCTCATCGTGCGGCCTTGAGTCGAGCGGCCCGACGGCGGGCGGCTCGGATCCGGATTCGTTCGCGTCGGCCGGTGCCGCCGAGGATCCCGTGATCGTTCGCCTCGGCCTGGGCGAGCGCGGCCTCGAGGCAGGGCGCCTCGACGGGACAGGCGTGGCACACGGCCTTAGCTGCGGCGGCCTCGGCGACCTGGGCGGAGCCGGGGAACCAGTCGAGCTCGGGGTGGTCGCGGCAGGCGGCGAGCTCGAGGTCGGCCGCGGTGAGGGTGATCGGTCGGGCTCTCATCGGTCGAGCTCCTCGAGGTAGGCGGCCTGGGCGGCGGTGAGGTCGACGGTCGAGTAGTGGAGGCCGAGGAACCGGGAGCCGTCGGCCGCGGTGTAGACGGCGGCCTCGCCGGTCGTGAGGATGCGGGCGAGGATCGCTCGGGTGAGCTCGAGCTCGCGCTCGAGCTCGGAGGAGCGGCGCCGATAGGCGCGGCGGAGCGAGCTCTCGGGGATCGTGCGGTACGGCGTCGGGGGCT